ACATGCAAGTGAATTTCTTGTCTGAAAGAGCTGTTTGTACTTTAGGTGCTAACAACTTCTTTATATTTCAAGAGTAGTTAATAATTGTTTGAAGGGGGGCAATAGCTCCCCTTTATTTTTAAATCTAATTAAATTTAATCTAATGAATAAATCTAAATACGTAGATAAAATCTACAAACTTACACGTGATAGCGCACCGTTATCATTAATACTAGCCTCAAGACATACTCAGAGGTATCCTTTACTTCATTTTGACGAAAAGACAGGAACAAACAAATCTTTAAGATATGCAAGAAATCAAAATTCTCCTTTTATGGAAGAACAAGATGGTAACGCTATTTTAGAACCTATTGTGTTTGAAAATGGTTTTCTAACTGTTAGAAAAGAAAATCAAAACTTACAAAAGTTTTTAGCATTGCATCCTGGAAACGGCAGAACATTTGTAGAGGTAGATAAAAATAAAGATGCGCAAGACAAAGTTGACGCACTTAATGAAGAAGTTGATGCTCTAATCGAAGCAAGACAGCTATCTATAGATCAAGTCGTAAATATGTCTAGGGTATTATTTAATAAGAATGTTAGCAAAATGACAACAGCAGAGTTAAAAAGAGACCTGCTAGTGTTTGCTAAAAATAATCCCAAAGACTTTTTGTTACTTTTAAAAGACCCTATGTTGCAACTCAATGCAACAGTTCAGTCTTTTTTTGATAGTAATTTATTGACTTTAAGAAATGGAGATAAAGAAATTTGGTTTAATACTCCTTCAAACAAAAAGAAAATGACTAACGTTCCTTTTGGCGAGGACCCTTTGCATATTGCGGTTTCTTTTTTTCAATCTGATGATGGAGTTGATTTACTAAAGCATCTTAAAAAGTTAACAGAAAATTTGTAACTTAGTTAATTAGAAATCTAAAATTTTTGTTTAACCCATAAAATTTATAACATGGCAAAATATATTCAGATTACAACAGGAGCAGGCGATGAGCTTGTCCCTATAGGAGACGGACTTTTCGTAGAACAAACAAGTGCGACTGCGATGAGACTTTACAGCACATCTTCTTTTTCACACCATTATGCGTTAGTTACAGTAGGAGGCACATTTGCTTTAGTAACGGCAATTAATGCGGCTATTGAAAAAGCATGTCAAACAAGTTGGACTAATGTTGTTACTCCTGTAGAATTACCTACAGGTCAAACAGTCACTAGTATTGCAGTTACTGTCTTTTCTTAATAACTAAGAATCTTTTTTTCATTTATTTCAAATGGTTTGATAGGCACCCTTTTTTAGGGTGTCTTTTTTTTTTACTTATCTTTGATAAAATATTTGTAATGATAAATTCCGTCAGAAATACTGTACTTGCGATATTAAACAAAAACAATTACGGTTATATATCTCCATCAGATTTTAATTTATTTGCAAAACAAGCGCAGCTAGATATCTTTGATGATTATTTTTATCAATACAATCAACTTATAAATCAAGAAAATGCTAGGCTTGTTGGCACTGGATACGCAGATATAAGAAAAGGTTATGAAGAGGTTATTGATTTATTTTCCGAAACAAAGACCCTTACACAGAGTAGTTTAAACCAATACTTTTTACCTTCATTAAGCACTACTGGAGATGATTACTATTTAATAAATAAAGTTTTGTGTTTTAGTGGGGGCGTTTTTCAAGGAGAAGCTGAAAAGGTATCTAACAGTCAAATTACTTTATTAACTAATTCGCATTTAACAAGTCCTTCGTTAGGGTTTCCAGCATATAGTTTGCAAGCAAATGTTATGACGGTATTTCCTTCACAGTTTAATGGTGCAAACGACATACAAGCACAGTATATTAGATATCCAAAAGCACCAAATTGGACATACATTAATGTAAGTGATGGATCACCGGCTTTCAATCAAAGTGCGGCAGACTTTCAAGATTTTGAATTATCTCCAGATGACGAGACTTCTCTTGTATTTAAGATACTGCAGTATGCAGGAATGTCTATACGAGAAATACAAGCGGCACAATTTGGAGCAGAACAAGAACAAATAGAAGAACAAACTGAAAACTAATGGCATACTTATCACAATATGAATATTACGCAAATGCTGGTGGCACGCCAACTAATGAGAATTGGGGTTCATATCAGTATATTTCTTTAAAAGATATTGTTACAAATTTTTTACTAATGTATAATGGAAATCATGCGTTAGTAAATAATGTTAACAGATTTAAGATTTTATTTCATGCTAAGAGATCTATACAAGAGCTAAACTACGATGCATTTAAAGAAATAAAAGCATTAGAATTAAAGGTATTTGATGATTTAATATTTACACTTCCATCAGATTATGTCAATTGGGTCAGAATATCTTTGTATAAAGATGGGTACCTTAGACCACTTACAGAAAACATACAAGTAAATTCTGCACAAGCATATTTACAAAGCTCTACTGGCACATTAAGCTTTAATGCAGACGGTTCAGTGGTTACAGCTCAGTCAAAATTAGACGAACAACGTATATCTGGACAGCAAGAGAGTATATATTTAAATCAAAATAACGATAATAGAACTATAAACGATCCTAGTGCTTTGGATCCCTACGATTTAAAAGATTACAACATAGGGGCTAGGTATGGTTTAAATACAGAAACTGCTAATTTTAATCCTACTTTTCGTATAGATAAAAAAGCTGGTGTTATAAACTTTGATTCAACAATGGCTGGCGAGCAATGTGTATTAGAGTATATCAGCGATGGTATGGAGGAAGGAAACGATGCAAAGGTAAGTGTAAATAAATTATTCGAACAATACATTTATGCTGCCATTAAATATGAATTGTTAAATAACAAATTTGGGGTTCAAGAATATATAGTTAATAGAGCAAGAAAAGATAAATCAGCATTATTAAGAAACGCAAAAATTAGAATGAGTAATATTCACCCTGGTAGACTATTAATGAATATCCGTGGTGAAAACAAGTGGATAAAATAGTATGCCTAATACACAAAGAAATTTTGTAGCTGGAAGAATGAACAAGTCTCTGGATGAGAGACTGATACCGAATGGTGAATACATCGATGCGTTAAATGTTCGTTTGGGATCTACAGAAGACTCAGAGATAGGTGCGGTTGAAAACTCCAAGGGAAACACTCAGCTAACTTTTTTACAATATGAAGAAACCGGCAGCGGAGAGACTGCTACTTTTCTTAGTGCAGACGCTGTTTGTATAGGAACTTTTGAAGATGGGCAAGAAAACCGTATATATTGGTTTGTTCACGACCCTAATTTTTCAAAAGGCTTAACAAAAAAATTAGACTTAATTGTATCTCTAAATCCTAATACTAACAATTTAGCATACCACGTAGTAAGTATAGATGATGGGTCCGGAGTCAACACAACTTTAAACTTTAATGCTAAAAATCTAATAACTGGTGTTAATAAAATTGAAAACCTTTTATTCTTTACAGATAATGTCAATCCTCCTAGGTTTATAAATGTCCTTGAGAACTACCCTAATCCAGAATTTAATCAAGATTTAATAACTGCAGAGCAGTTGATGGTAATTAAAAAGCCACCAGTTGAGTCACCAAAACTTACCCTTAAATTTCAAACCACCGCTCTGGGGGATGATTTTTTAACTAACAGATTTATATGTTTTGCTTATAGATATCAATATAGTAATGGAGAGTTTTCAGCTACTTCTCAATGGTCAGAAATAGCTTTTGATCCAGGAATGTATTTTTATGATTTTGGCACAAACACTAACGAGGGTATGATTAACACCATATCTGGTATAGATATAGTTTTTAACAGCGGTAGCGAGTTGGTAAAAGCTGTAGAGATACTATACAAAGAAAGTCTTAGCAATGTAATAAAAATAGTAGAAAAACTTGACAAGGGATTATTAGGATACGCTGACAACACTGATTATAGTTTTGCATTTAACAACAGTAAAATATTTACAGTTTTACCCGAGTCAGAACTTTTAAGGCTGTATGATAACGTGCCTCTTAGAGCTGTAGCTCAAACTATAATGGGCAATCGGTTAGTTTATGGTAATTACTATGAGGGTTATGATTTGGTGGATTTATATACAAATCCTGTACAGCAACAATATAGAGCGGAGCTTATAGAAAAAGAAGTTGTTGTAACCGAATTAATTACATCTACTTCATCGGGCACTTATACTTATGGCAGTTCGCAGACTATTGCTGATTCTGTTTTAAATGTTCAACTAGGCAACTTGAATGTTTTTACTCAACTAGTGGCTGGTGCTTCTATTAATATAGAGTTTGTTTTTGAGCACTCTAAATATGACCCAACAGCTTCACAGCCCACAACAACTACAGATAACATAACTATACAATTTGCGTATAACTTACCTCGTGATTATACCTCAGTATTTGATTTAGTATCAGATTCTGACTTTCAAGAAGCTATTGGAACTTCTACCAATATCAAACCAGTTTATGATGCAGCGGGAGCAAATTCATGTACTGGATTTACTTTGACTGATAATGTTAATTGTTTGATACCGACAAATCAAACAACGAGCACCGGTACAATAAGCAAATATGCTAGTGGTATTACATCAAGCACACCTGCAGGAGGTGAGCCTATTGCCATACTAAACAACACCCCGGGGTCTACAAGTATTAATTTACAATTACCGGCGATGAGGTATGTTGCTGATCCAGCTAGTCCTTCGGCAGGATTTTATGAATATTACAAAATTATTTCTTCAACCGCTACTTATAATTCTACTAGCACACCTAAAAGTTTACATAGTAATAGAGGTTATGAAATTGGTATTGTTTACATGGATGAGTTTTTAAGATCATCGACCGCTTTGACAAGCACAAATAACACTGTATATGTACCTTGTCGAGCGTCTAGAAATCAAAATGCAATTCAGGTTACTATACCTTTTGGACAAAGAGCGCCATCTTGGGCAAGGTTTTATAAGTTTTGCATAAAGCCAGACAAAAGCACATATGAAACTATATATTCTGAAAAATATTTTGAGGACCCTGACAGCAATAGCGTATTCTTTTTATTAGAAGGTGAGAACGCAGCAAAGGTTGAATCGGGTACTAGGCTTGTTGTAAAAAGAGATAGTGGGGGCGCAGTAGAGCAATGTGTTATTGCTACAATAACAGATAAAAGCACGAAGCCATCTAACTTTTTAAAAATTAGAAACCCTAACGATACTACAACGTATGCGACAGAACCACCACAGGATCCTTTTGAGGTTGGATATTACATCCCTATACCTGCGGGAGCTTACGCAGAAATAGTACCATCAGGATTTAATATTTCACAAGAACAAACCGTAGGCGGAAATGTAGTTTATTACCCACCCCAAAGAACAACATTTCCAGCATTAAATAAATCTAGAGGTTATCCTATAGGTAGGGCTAGAGTTAATATAATCAACCCGAACCCTGATTATGCAAGCGCCGTACCTACTCAATATAAATATTATGATTATACAATACCTGTAAATAGTGTAATAACTATTAGAGTTTATCAAAACCGAGAAGGGGGTAGTCGTAAAGGTGGTAAGGGTTGTGAATTTAGAAGAAACTTATATGAATCACCTGAACTAGTATCGCAAGCTAATTATGACAATTTTTATCAGTGGTTCAACGGAGACAATATCGCAAATAAATTAATAGCAGAAAGTCAAACGGAAGTAGGAGGCGGAGGAACCATAGGAAATGTATATAATACAACTTTACTTACAGGTGCAGCTACAGAACCAGAAAAAACTATAAATGAGGGCAACGCAGGTATTTTAAGCCCTGGCAATCCATCCACGTCAACTATAAATGTTGCTGATGGTACAAACTATTACCAGTTTTATAGAAGTGATCCTGCAGCTGGTGGCGATAATTCATTATGGTTTGTAGCAACGGGAACATTAAGTTGTAAAAGTTTTGCTGGTATCGGTGGTCACGCTTCTAATGTTGAAATAGAAATAACAGTAGAGAGAGCTAATCAAGCAGGTGTTGTAGTTTTTGAAACAGAACCCTCAGATGCGTCACCTGACATATGGTTTGAGAATGATTTGTCTTTTAAAATTAGTAATGTGGGTGAGCATTTTGGAAACGTACAAAACCAAAACATACAAACAGCAACCCCAGCTATTATAGACA